CAGCAGGCTTGGAAAGATACTAATGACTTGTTTGTTACCCCTACGTACCGTCAAGAGGGGATGCAAGCTACTGAGCCTGTAAACATTAACACAGAACCAACGGGTTTAGAGAATCCATTCCTATCTGTTAAAAACTGGTGGAACTCGCTATGAAAACGGCAAAAACTCTAATAGTACTTGCTATTAGTCTTTCTGCCGCTTCCTGCTCCATGCTAGGTGCTATGATTCCCGGCATGGGTGGTGGAACAAACGTAGCTGCCAATACTCAGGTAGGTAAAGAGAATAACCAAACGGGTGTCGTCGTAGGCGATGCCATTAAAAATGACCTAAGTGCTGTCACTGAGTTGGGAAAGCTAAACCAAGCTGAAACAACCATTGAGGCGCATGGGGAAACCACAATACAGAACATCCCTCCGTGGGTGTTGTTATTGCTAATCCTCGGATGGCTGTTGCCCTCACCAAAGGAAATTTGGGATGGGTTATGGAACATTCCGAAAAAGGTAAAAGGCAAAAAATGATTAAATACTTCCTGATCGTATTCACTATCCAAGCTGGTGGTGCTGCTCAAGTGATGGGTGACCTAGAGGTTAAGACGATGGCTGAGTGTGAAGCTCGTGCCGTTTACATCAACGACAGTGAGGAAAAGCTCAATGCTGCTTGTTACCCAGTGACAAGGCAGGATGCGTATGAGTGATTTAAAGATTGAGTTACTACCGTGGCAAAAGAAAGTTTGGGCTGACACCACTCGCTTTCACGTTGTAGCTGCTGGACGACGAACAGGAAAAAGTAGGCTTGCCGCATACCGACTGATAGTGGAAGCGTTGCAAAGCCAGAGAGGTCATGTATTCTATGTCGCTCCTACACAAGGTCAAGCTCGTGACATCATGTGGCAAACTATTTTGGAGGTTGGGCATTCTGTCATTACAGGTAGCCATATTAACAACTTGCAGATTAAGCTCATCAATGGTGCGACGATTAGCCTCAAGGGGGCTGACAGACCCGAGACTATGCGTGGTGTTAGTCTTAAGTTTCTTGTTCTGGATGAGTATGCAGACATGAAACCAGAGGTGTGGGAGCAAATTCTACGCCCTGCACTAGCTGACTTAAAAGGTCGGGCAATGTTTATTGGTACGCCAATGGGTCGTAACCACTTCTATGATTTATTTCAATATGGCAACAAAGGTGAAGACGACACTTTCAAGTCTTTTCACTTCACTTCATTTGACAATCCGCTACTTGACCCTAAAGAAATTGAGGCAGCTAAGAAGAGTATGTCCTCATTCGCTTTCAGGCAGGAATTTATGGCTTCATTCGAGGCTGGAGGCGGTGCATTATTCAAAGAAGAGTGGATAAAATTTGATGAGGATGAGCCTGATGATGGAGACTTTTATATCGCAGTTGACCTTGCTGGTTTCGAAGCTGAAGGATCAATTGGTGTCAAGAATAAAAGATTGGATAGCACTGCGATTTCCATAGTTAAAGCCAACGACAAGGGTTGGTGGGTCGCAGAAATCATCTACGGTAGGTGGGATGTCAAGGAAACAGCAAAGAAAATCTTCGATGTTGTTAAAAAGTATGAGCCTGTGGCAGTCGGTATCGAGAAAGGTATCGCTAGACAAGCTGTTATGCCCTACCTAAGCGACATTATGAAGAGAACTCAGACATTCTTCAGGGTGGATGAGCTTTCTCACGGTAACAAGAAGAAGACAGATCGTATCGTATGGGCGCTGCAAGGGCGTTTTGAGAATGGATACGTAAAACTTAACAAAGGCGACTGGAACGCAGAGTTCCTAGACCAGCTTTTTCAATTTCCAAACAGTTTAGTACACGACGACTTACCTGACTCGCTCTCCTACATTGAGCAACTTGCAAAAGTTTCTTATGTTTTGGACTACGAGGAAGAAGAGTACGAGTATTTAGACACAGTATCAGGATATTAACATGGACGATTACGATAAGTTTACAGACCAAAAGGTCGAGTCGTGGGTTATGGACAAGGTGGAGCAATGGCGCGACCACTACAGTGCAAACTACGAAGAAAAGTTTGACGAGTACTACCGTCTATGGCGTGGTATTTGGTCAGCGGAGGACAAGACTCGTGAGAGTGAGCGTTCTAGACTGATTTCTCCTGCCCTCCAACAAGCCGTTGAGAGTTCAGTAGCTGAAGTTGAGGAAGCTACCTTCGGTCGTGGTAAGTGGTTTGACATTCGTGACGACCGCAAAGACCAAGACAAGCAGGACAGCGCCTATTTGCGCGAACAACTGACTGAAGATTTCCAATTCACCAAGACACGTAAGGCTGTTGCTGAGTGTATCTTGAACGCCTCTGTGTTTGGTACTGGTATTGGCGAACTTGTCCTTGAAGAGATCAAGGAAATGAAGCCTGCTACCCAGCCAATTATGGATGGTGCGATGCAAGCGGTTGGTGTTAACATCGAAGACCGTGTGGTTGTCAAGCTACGACCCATCCTGCCTCAGAACTTCCTAATTGACCCTGTTGCTTCCTCTATCGAAGAGGCGCTAGGCGTTGCAATTGACGAGTTTGTTCCTAAACACCAAGTTGAAATGGGGATCGAAAGTGGTATCTATCGCGATGTTGATATTGAGTCTGCCCCTACTGACACAGACATTGAAGCTGACAAAGAGCTATCAACGTTTGAC